ATGAAAGTAATGTAGTTACACCTGAATTAGAAGAGTATTATATCTATACTCCTGCACCAAACTATCCAACAACAATAATGTCAAGTGCTGGTGGTAATAAAGGTATTAAAATTGCAAAAGACTCAGTTACTTATTGCACATCAGGATTAATTGATCGTAATCGTGGAAACGTTTTGTCTTATATGCATAAAGCAATCAAGGCATTGAATCAATTAAGAATGATTGAAGATAGTCTTGTAATTTATAGATTGTCAAGAGCACCAGAAAGAAGAATATTTTATATTGACGTTGGTAATCTACCAAAGATAAAAGCAGAACAATATCTCAAAGAGGTAATGAATCGCTATCGTAATAAGTTAGTTTATAATGCACAAACTGGTGAAGTTCGTGATGATCGTAAATTCATGAGTATGATGGAAGATTTTTGGTTGCCAAGAAGAGAAGGTGGTCGTGGAACAGAAATTACAACATTACCTGGTGGACAAAATCTTGGTGAATTATCAGATATTGAATACTTCCAGAAAAAATTATATCGTGCATTAAATGTTCCTGAATCACGTATTGCATCTGATGGTGGATTTAACTTGGGAAGATCATCTGAAATCCTAAGAGATGAACTTAAATTCACAAAGTTTGTAGGACGTTTAAGAAAAAGATTTGCTCAATTCTTTAATGATTTATTGAAGACCCAACTCATTTTAAAAAATGTTATAACTCCTGAAGATTGGGATAAAATGAGAGAGCATATTCAATATGATTTCTTGTATGATAATCAATTCTCAGAACTCAAAGAATCAGAACTGATGAATGAAAGATTAGCAACACTTGCAACAATTGAACCTTACATTGGTAAGTATTATTCAAACGATTTTGTAAGAAGAAAAATCTTACGTCAGACAGATAGTGAAATTATTGAAATTGATGACCAAATAGAACAGGAAATTAGAGACGGAATTATACCTGATCCAAATGCAGTTGATCCAATTACTGGAGAACCATTAGCACAAGGTGATTTAGGTGATGTTCCACAAGAACCAGATTTGGAAAAAGATGCTGCAGTAACTGATGCACAACTTGCAAAAGACACTAAATCGGCAGAGGTATAAATAATTTATAACATTATATTAGTTTAAATGGAAGAAATTGTAGATTTGATTGTTACTAATTCATCTTCGAATGAAATTAGTGACAAAATTAAGGATGTATTATTAGCAAAATCTGCTGAAAGAATTGAAGCAGAACGTTCTAATGTTGGTGCATCAATGTTTGATGATTTTGATGATAGTGAAGTTGATGAAGTTGAACCTGAAGAAACCCCTGAGGAGGAATAATGTTAATCCATGTAAAAGGAACACAAATAACCGTGCCAAATACAGTTGGTGCTGGTTCAAGTTTCAGTGAAGCTAGAGTTGTTCGTTTGGCAAATCCATCTACGAATGACAGAGTAATTACTATTGCAGAAGACAATACAGGCAACACAACAATAGGAACTTTTACAATATTAGCGAATACAACAGAACTAGTTGAGAAAAATAATACAGATATTGTTTTTGTCAATGCTGGCACTGATGTATTAGGTGCAAAAGTGGCATATTCAGTTAGTTAAAATAGAACCATGAAACTAATTACAGAAGAAATTTCAAGCGTTAAATTTATCACCGAAGGAAAAGGTGCTAAAAAGAAAATGTATATAGAAGGTGTCTTTCTACAAGGCGATATTAAAAATCGTAATGGTAGAATGTATCCGGTAAATACTCTTGCAAGAGAGGTTGGTAGATACAATGAATCTTTTGTACAGAAAGGTCGCGCTCTAGGTGAACTGGGACATCCGGAAGGACCAACAGTAAACTTAGATCGTGTATCACATAAAATTACATCACTTCGTCAGGAGGGAAATAATTTTATTGGTAAGGCACAACTTTTAGAAACTCCAATGGGAAAGATTGCAAAATCTCTCATTAATGAAGGTGTAACACTTGGAGTATCTTCTCGTGGTGTCGGATCACTTAAAGAAGACAACAAAGGATGCAAAGTTGTAGGTGAAGATTTCATGTTAGCAACTGCTGCAGATATTGTTGCAGATCCTTCTGCTCCTGATGCTTTTGTATCTGGAATAATGGAAGGAAAAGAGTGGGTTTGGGAAGGAGGAATTCTTCGTGAACAACTCGCAAAAACAACTGAGAAACGTATTAATACACTCGTTGATCAGAAAGCACTTGAAGAGCATAAATTAAATCTTTTTAACGATTTTTTACTAAATCTTTAAGTTCTATAAATAATATTAGTTTTTATAACTAAAAATAAACAAACCGTCCGTTGGGAACAATTTAGACAAAATGGAAAACGTAGTAACCAAAGGAGCAAAACCTGCAGAGCCTATGCCAAAACTGACTACAGGTGGTACACCACCAACAGTTGAAGACTTAGGTGGACCAACTCCTGAAAATTATAAACCAGATGATGATTCTGCAAAACTCAAAGATCCTTCAATGATTTTGAAGCAAGTTAAGGATATTGTCAATAAAGGGGCAAAACCTGCTGAAGCTATGCCAAAAGGAATGAAGGAAGAAGAGGTAGAAGTAGAAGGTGATGTAGTTGCTGAAGAAGAGCAAACTACTGAGGACCAGGCAGATGTTGTATCCGAAGAGGAGACTACAGAATCCGAAGAGCAAGAAATTGTTGCTGAGGAAGAATCTTCTGAAGAGGAAGAGGTTGTTGCCGAAGAGCAAATCGAAGATTCAATTGATGTAGAAGAAGATCTTACTGCATTACTTGAAGGCGAGGAGTTATCTGAGGAGTTTCAAAATAAGGCACGTACTATTTTTGAAGCAGCAATAAAAACAAAGATTTCAGAAGTTAAATCTGAACTACAAGAGCAATATGAAAAAACTATTGTAGAAGAAGTTGCTTCTGTTAAGGCAGAACTTGCCGAGCGTGTAGATGCATATCTTGAGTATGTGTCTGACGAATGGATGTCTGAGAACAAACTTGCTGTTGAAGCAGGTCTCAAGACAGAAATGACAGAATCATTCTTGACAGGAATGAAGAGTCTTTTTGAAGATCATTATGTAACAATCCCTGAAGACAAATACGATGTACTTAATAGCATGGTAGAAAAACTTGATGAAATGGAAGGAAAACTCAACGAGCAGATTGATAAAAATGTTGCTCTTAATAAGAGATTAGCAGAATCAACTTCAGATGTCATCTTAGCAGATGTCAGCGAAGGTCTTGCAGTAACGCAGAAAGATAAACTTGCAACTCTTGCCGAAAATGTTGAGTTTGATGGTGAAGACAACTATCGTGAGAAGCTAGTTACACTGAGAAATTCTTATTTCCCAGCTAATCCTGGCACTCCAAAACAACAAACAGAAAACTTATCCGAGGGTGCGGAAACAGGTCATCAGCAACCAGCAGTCACTGGTTCGATGGAATCCTACCTTAAAGCGATGGGAAGATCTGTTAAAAAGTGATTTTTATAGTATAAATCAAACTTAAAATAAGGTAAATTAAATGCAATCCCCAAATTCTGAACATCTTCAGGAGAAGTGGGCACCGCTACTAGACTACGAAGGTTTAGATCCAATCAAAGATCCACATCGTAGAGCAGTGACCGCAGCACTCTTGGAGAACCAAGAACAAGCAATTAGAGAAGAAAAGCAATTCCTATCTGAAGCTGCTCCAACTATTACAACAAACTCATCAGGTGGTACAGCAGGTTTCTCTGCTGGTGCAGACTCACCTGTAGCAGGTTTCGACCCTGTATTAATCAGTCTAATCAGACGTTCAATGCCAAACTTGGTCGCTTATGACCTTGCTGGTGTTCAACCAATGACAGGACCAACAGGTCTTATATTTGCAATGCGTTCACGCTTCGAGAATCAGACAGGTGCAGAAGCACTATTCGACGAAGCAGATACAGCATTCTCTGCAAATAGTAAGGACGCTGGTGGACTTGACGTTAGTTCTGCTGGTTACGTTTCCGGTTCAAATGGATCTGCAGTTGGTTTCGGTACTACTGGTGGTACTCAATCATCTGACCCATCTGCACTAAACCCATCATCCAACTCAACACAGTTTGCTTATAAGACTGGTCGTGGTATGGATACAGAGAGAGCAGAGAGTCTCGGTGAAAACGATACTCGTGCTTTCCGTGAAATGGGATTCAGCATTGAGAAAGTTACTGTGACTGCGAAGTCCAGAGCACTCAAAGCTGAGTACAGTTTAGAACTAGCACAAGACCT